TCTAGCGGAGCCGAAGGCAACGTCGAATTAGGCGATAACAGCGGCTTTAGGCTTAACCTGTTCCACTCTAACGTCAAGACGCTTGGCGATATGCTCTACGGCAACACCCCCAAAATAGACGTAAGTAGGCGCTACGCCCAACCTAATGATGACACAGGGCGAGTGGCGGCTACGATAATGGAGCGCCTATTAAATATTGATGTGGCCGAGAATGGCGCAGAGATTGACGCGGTGTTGCGTTCTACTTTACAAGACAGGCTCCTATGCGGTTTAGGTTGCGCCAAAGTCCGCTATACAATGGAAAGCGAACAAGTGCCAGTGCTAAACGCTATAGGGGCACCGATAATGGACGAAGAAGGTGAACCGGTACTCGAAGAAAAAATGGTTAGCGAAGACGCGCCGATAGAATACTACTACTGGGGCGACTTAGCCTGGGGGTGGTGCCGGAACTGGGCGGAAATGCCTTGGTTGGGGTTTCGCTCGTACCTAAACAAAATCGATATGGAAGCACGTTTTGGGGAGGAGGCTGCCGAGGGCGTTAAATACGCTAAACAGACTAAATCAACGTCGGACGAGGGCAACCAAGACCGCGAAGTAGATTCAGGCACAGAAATGTGTGAAGTGTGGGAAGTATGGTGCAAGAAAACCCGACAAATACACTGGATAAGTATCGGCTATGACAAACAACTCGACCAAAAAGACGACATCCTTGGGCTCAAAGGTTTCTGGCCAGTGCCGCCCTTCCTCATTGCTAACGTCACAACGAGCCTCTACACGCCAACGCCGGATTTTAAACTTGCGCAAGATTTGTATGGCGAGATTGATGGGCTGCAAACAAGAATTTCCGTCATCACAGAAGCCGTTAAAGTAGCAGGCGTGTATAACGCGGCGGCTGATGGCATAAAAGTATTAATGGAGTCGTCTACCGATAACCAACTGTTTCCGGTTGATAACTGGGCTCTATTTGGCGAAAACGGCGGTATAGCGGGACAAGTAGAGTGGATGCCTATCGCGGACATCGTTAACGCGCTACAAGAATTAATTAGCGTCCGCGACCGAACGATCGCCTTGTTGCAACAAACCACGGGCATGACCGACGTAATGCGCGGCTCACTTGACAATCAGTACGAGGGCAATGCTCAAACAGAAGCGAAGAACAAGTTTGGCTCTGTGCGCATTCAAGCGTTACAAGAACAGTTTGCCAGGTTCGCTGGTGATCTAATGCAGATTAAAGCTGAGGTGATTGCGTTACACTTTTCGCCTCAAACTATTTACGACCGCGCCAACATGGAATTTAGCTTAGACGCAGAGCTAGTAGAGCCAGCTATAGAATTAATCAAGAACCCTAAAAAGTCGAGCGTTCGTATTGCTATACGCCCTGAATCGATCGCTATGATTGATTACCAGGCGGTACAGGCTGAACGTGTAGGCGCGATTAATGCTATTGCGACGTTCTTGCAATCAGCAGCGCCTATAATGGACGCGGTGCCAGATTCATTACCTACGTTGTTGCAGATGCTACAATGGACGTTAAGCGGCTTTAAAGGCGCTAACGAAATTGAAGGCGTGTTGGATAAACAGATCGAGCAATCACTAAACGCGCAGAAAGAAGCGCAAGGCAAACCGCCCGAGCCCGACCCCGCGCAACTTGCGGCCGCAATGGCGCAAAAGCTTGAAGAGACTAAGCAACAAGGCGCGATGGCCGCTATACAAGCTAAAGCCGAAGCTACAAGCAAAGCGCGTCAAGAAGACATGCAAGCCGACATCACCACCGCGCACGAACAGCATATGCGTAAAATGGCTGAAACCTCTGCGGGGGTGCAGGCTAAAATAGCTGAAATCCGCGCGTCGCTACAAGCAGACTTATTAATGGAAAACGCGCAAGCGGATTCCAATATTAGGCAGACAAACGCGACGGTCGAGGGGGAGATACAGAAAGACGTGGTTGAGGCTCAGATAAATATGCAAACGGAGCGCGAAAAAACGTCCAATAAGATTACAGAAATTGGCGTTAGCGCAATGGCCAAGATCAAAGAGTCTCAATTTAAAATGCAAGAAGCTAAAAAACAGGAGAAGCCCGATGGCGAAGAGTAAAAGACCAAAGAAAACGTCGCTACGCGACGATTTAATGGCTACGTTGTCAAAACTGGCGCGTAACCTTGGGGGCGGCGCGTACAAAGCCATGACTAAAGAGCAACAGCGTCAAGCCGAGCAAAAAAAGCGAATTGACAAAGCTACGGGGGTTAAAGGTGAGTAGAACTATATACATACAAGATTTAGTAACAGGTAAGCTTGTGCTTAAAGAGGATTACGTGCGTAAAGGCGCGGAGTTCGCCGAATTTATAAAACCCCTTGAGCCGTTTAATTCTCCTATCGATGGCTCGATTATATCGTGTCGGTCGCAACTACGCGCGCACAACGAAAAGCACGGCGTAACTAATATGGCCGACTACAGTGAAGAGTGCATGAAAAGCAACAAGCATAAACGTGAATCAGCAGGGCAACGCGAGTTGAAAGAATCTCGCGTGCAAGACCTGCACAAAGCGTTTCAACAATTTAGATAACCTTTAACCTACGACGAGAATTAATATGACCGATTCAATGCGCGACCAATTAACTGCGGCTATGGAGTCTCAAGCAAAAGACGACGATACGCAAGACTACGACGAAACAACTCAAGAGGTTCTTGGTGATGACGACGAAGCAGAAAATGAAGCAGTTGAAGCTAAACCTGCCACTGATACCGAGCTTAAAGACATGGCTGCGGAGGAACCTTATTCATCCAAGGCTGATGATGAAAATACGGCTGATAAAGGTGCAGTGGCGGCTAAAGACGCTGTGGATAAAGATAAAGTATCTGGCGAAGAAGATAAAGGCCATGGCGACAGCATAAAAGCGCCGATGGATTGGGGGCCAAAAGACCGCGAATCCTGGTCTAAAATCCCTCGTCACTTGCAAGAAAAAGTTATGTCGCGCGAGAAAGAGCTCAACACCATGTTGCAGACTACTGCCGACGCTCGTAAGACACACGACCAGTTCGGGCAGCTATCAACGCAATACGGCTCGGTGTTATCCGATATGGGCAACACCCCTATGGAAGCAGTAGGCAACCTGTTTAACACAGTCGCTTCGCTTAAAATGGGCAGCCCTATACAGAAAGCGCAAATCATGGCCGACTTGATTGGGCAGTTTGGCGTGGACATTAACACGTTAGACAGTGCGCTAGTAAACGAAGCGCCTAGCCAAGAAAGTCAACAGAACGGCCAGTTTGAGCAAATGCTACAAGAACGCATGAAACCCTACGAGGCTATGTTAGCGCAACAAACCCAACAAACGAATTACGCGAAAAAGCAAAAAAGCCAGGAAGCGTTAACCGAGGTTCAGGCGTTTGCAAAAACAGCCGAGTTTCTAAACGACGTAAAACCAGAAATGGCCGACCTTATCGACATGGCCTACAAGCGCGGCGTAAACATGCCGCTACAACAAGCCTACGACATAGCGTGTAGCTCACACCCCGAGATCAGTAGCATGATAGCGGAGCGCAAACAGATTGCAGGGGTAAACGGGGGCAACGCCGCCTTACAAGCTAAAAAGAACGCCGCGTCAAGTATTAACGGACGCAAGTCAGGCGTAGGCGGCCCACCCGATTTAGGTTTGCGCGAGCAGTTGTCCGATTCATGGGATAACGCCGGTAGAATTTAGCCCTTGCATTAACCAGCACATCAGTTAAACTGGCCGCCACTACAAAGACTTTTCTTTGTCTTACGGCCAGCCTCGGTAGCACCGACTTTATAGACTCCTAAGAATGGTTATTTGAAAATTTAACTATTTAATCATTAACTGTCATAGACAGTATGGGAGACTATTATCGCTTTTGCAAACGCAAACGTAAGTGACATTCTTGCCACTACTATTCAGTCGCGCACTAAAAAAATCGCGGACAACGTAACAAACAACAACGCCCTTTTGATGAAACTCAAAAAGAACGGTCGAATCAAGACCTTTTCTGGCGGGCAAAACATTCTACAAGAACTCTCTTTCGCTGAAAACTCGAATGCCGGTTGGTATTCAGGTTACGATTTGCTGCCTGTCGGTATCTCAGACGTAATCAGCGCCGCAGAGTTTGATATTAAACAAGCAGCGGTACCCGTCGTAATCTCTGGCCTAGAAATGCTACAGAACAGCGGTCGTGAGCGCATGATCGACTTGATGGAAGCTCGTTTAGAAGTCGCTGAAGCGACAATGGCTAACTTAATCACTGGCGGTTTGTACAGCGACGGCACAGCAGCCGGCGGCAAGCAGATCGACGGATTAGAAGCAGCGCTTCCCGTTGACCCGACAGCAGCGCCTTATGGCGGCATCGACGGCAACACCTTTACTTTCTGGCAAAACGCTGTCAGTGACCAGACCGCAGCTAACGGCTTAGACCCTACCAAGATTCAAGGCTACTGGAACGCGCTTTGGGCTTCACTGGTACGCGGTATGGACCGTCCCGACTTAATCATGGCAGACACCGCAGTATGGAACGCGTATATCGCTTCTCTACAAGCGCAACAGCGCTTCACTAACACTAACTCAGCAGACGCAGGCTTCCCAATGGCGAAGTTTATGGACTCTGACGTGTGCTTAGACGGCGGTATCTACAACGGTAACTACGGCTCAGGCGCGCCCGCAGGTACAGCGTTCTTCTTGAACACTAAGTACATGCACTACCGCCCACACGCCGACCGTAACATGGTGTCGCTATCTCCAAATCGTCGTTATTCAACCAACCAAGATGCTGAAGTACAGATCATGGCTTGGGCGGGTAACTTAACTTGCTCGGGTCGTCAGTTTTCAGGCCGTTATGACGCAAACGGTTAAACCACTTTAACCTTGTCGTAGGGGTTGTAGGGAACGTTTAGGCGTTCCCGATTTTAAACAAACAAAATTTTTGGAGTACCAAATATGAATATTATAGGATTAGGCTTAACGGCCATTGATGCTAGCGCCAAGTTTAAGCTCGGCACTATCGCAGGCGACATCGGCGGCGAAGGCCCACAAAAAAGCTATCGCTACATTAAATACGCCCAAGGCGCAGCCGCAGTAGCGGGTGTGGCCGGTGAGGTAGCGTACTACGCAACAGTAGCCGTCGGCGACGCAACCGGCACTATCGTTACTTCTGACTTGTCAGACAGCGACGAGGTAGGCGCAGGCGTTTTACAGTCCGCGTTAACTGATGGCACCTTTGGGTGGGTCCAGGTAAAAGGCCCAGCTACATTGAGCATCGCTTTAACAGCAGGCGCAGATGGCGACGCGCTAACACCTACAGGTGCAGGCGACGGTACGCTTGACGTAAACGTAGCTACCGCAGCAAACACGGACATTTGTGCCCGTGCCCTTGACGCGTCAGCTAGAATCATCATGTGTGATTTTATCTGTTAAGGTAACCCAGAACAGATCGGGCGGCGGCACACGTCGCCCTTTCTGACCATTAATTTTAATTCCCTACGAAACCACAAGGTAAATATTTATGCAAACGGCAGATTTTAACCATAACGATTTTAAAGATACGTCCGACGCGGACAAAGCGCTTTTAGTTAAATTTTTCTACAAAAACGTAGAAAACAAACTAGAAAGTACCGCTGCGGGTCGCCCTATCTTTAAAGAAAAAACGTACATCGAGATTCGCTTACCAGGGCAACGAGGCGTACAAGCTTGTCGCCCCGTGACCCACGCGGATAAAATGCGCTTTCCTAAGCACTTTGAAGCGTTTGAAGCCCGCATGGAGCCGCCTACAGAAGGCACCCCATTAACGGAATGGCCTCAAATTAGCCGCACTCAAGCCGAGGAGCTGTCTTTCTTGCACATTAAGACGGTTGAGCAATTAGCAACAGTTAAAGATGTTAACATTCAGAAATTCATGGGCGGTTACACGCTGCGCGAAAAGGCTGTTAAGTGGTTAGATTTAAACGAAAAAGAAGTCGATAACCGCGAAAAAGCGGATATGCAGACCGACATTGACGAGTTAAAAGCCAAGTTAGCAGCGTTGTTGGGGGAGTCTAGTAAAGGCATCAACGCAAAAGAGGAAGTCGAGCGTCGATTAAACGACCATGAAGAAGGTGAAAAAATAGCCGCTAATGTTAGAAAAAATAACGCGGTTTTGGCAAACGTAACATCGCCGGCGGCAGAAGAAGCTAAACTGCAAAGCGTATTAGATAAAGAATTAGATGAAAACGCAGACGTAAAGGCTCCCGCTGCACCCGCAGCTAAAAAACGCAGACGATAATAGGTGAATCATGGCAGGCAACACGCTTATAACAGCAACAAACATACTGAACCGCGTTGCCGCTGAAGTAGGCATAGCGCCTGTCAATGACCCTATTGCAAGTCAAGACCCTTTCTTTGTCCAGTTACGCTATTTATTAAACACGGCTGGCGAAGAGCTTATGCAGGCCTATCCTTGGGAACTGCTTACTAAGACCTACAGAATACAAACCGTGGACGGCGACACCGGCGTCTACGACATGCCTTCAGACTACGGCTACATACTTAACCAAACCCAGTGGGACCGATCTAAAAACGTGCCCCTTGGCGGCCCTTTATCGCCGCAAGAGTGGACTTATTTAAAAGGTCGCGATCTAGCGTCAAACACGCTTTATGCAAGTTTTCGCATATCTCAAGGCAAGTTTAATATATTCCCCGAAAACCCTCCCGCAGGACTCGATATAAATTTTGAGTATCAGTCTAACGCGTGGGTGTACAACGGCAACGACGTCACCCCTGTCTACACTGATGAAATAACAGCGGCTACCGAACTCCCTTTGTTCGACAAGACGTTAATCACTCGCGCTTTAAAGGTTAAATACCTTGAATCTGGGGGCTTTGACACAACTAAAGCGCAAGCGGACTACAACCAAATATTTGCATTTTTAACCGGC